TTACTCATTTCTTAAAGATTTTTTCTCTAAACTCAACTTATCCTTTAGAGACATTGCATAGGCAGCGACTGCCAGAACTAAAATTGCAGAAGCTTCTGCAACTAATATCCAAGGGTCTGCCTCCTTACTATGTAATACAATCAGTCTGCACAATGCAGTCATTGCGATAATAATAGGTAGGGTGACTGGAATTCTATTACTTACATAAAACGCACCCACCATACCAATAATTTCTGTATAGATAAACAAAAGAAATAAATCTGCAAGTTCAATCTTCATGATTTGAATCATCTCAATTACATCAAATGATGCAGCAAGTACAGTTAAGATTCCAATCACTGCCAACATAATCTTCTCTGTGAGAACTGTTGTCCAGTGTAGTCCCTTGTTTATTTCAAAGTTTAAGATTTTCATTAGAGAAGATACTCATCATTTTCATTTTCCCAAATACTAACAACATTCCTCATACCAATGGCCAACCAATCACCACCAGCATAATCAGAAAGTTCTTCATACTCTTCAATTACTTCTTCAATTTGTTCTTTGTTCAATTCACTTGGACACTCAACATCAAAGTGTTCAGTAACCAAACCGTGGGCCCAATCTGTAACTTCGTTTTCAAGCCAGTCTAACATTTTATGGGCTCTGTGTACCTTAAATTTTTCTTCACTCATTTTTTTCTACTTCCCAATATTTGTTTACATTTATCACTTGCATAGGATACAAAAAATCTTGGTGCGATTGCGTGTATGACTACTGCAATTGATGCCTTCTGTAGTTGTAAGAAAACCCACATTGCATGTTTAAAATGTTGCAGTGGTGTTTCTCCAACTTTCTCTAAGTGCAATTTACACTTCTTACTAAACAACTTAATATTCCTTATATCTATTTTTCATAACTAAACCTCAATCCCAAAGTGACTCATAGTATTTACCAAATAATCTAAAACCGTTTGAAATGCGGTTTTGATACGCCATAAGTCCTGCTTTGTCAAACTTACTGGGGGTTTCACCACGAACCCATTCATAAAGTTCATAATCTTCCATGTCACCGTTTTCGTCTGGGAACAGACGAAGTTGAGCGGGCCCGACTCCTTTGAACTCAAACTCAAATGTTACTTCTTCATAATCAGTAAAGTATCGATCTTCCCAAGAATCATCTACTTTATTTTCAAAAGCAAATATCATCTCGTTTATTACATAATCCCATCGTGCGAAATGTGTATCATCAGTGCCATGTTCATCTGTCTCTTTAGGTCGCAACTCTTCTGGTACATCATCATGATCGACATAAGGTGAGCCGTGTTTTTCTTTTTTAAGTTGTTTCAACATAGGTAAAATGATTAGTGCCAGAGTATGATCCATATTCCAAGTATCCCACTTGTGGATAGTAATCTGTGTACCTATTTGATTTATTTCATCTGGATGGGGTATGTCAATTTTCATCATCTACCTATAAATTTGGTGGGTGGGGATGGATTCGAACCAACTCAACTTTCGTGTCAGATTTACAGTCTGATGCGACTCACCATCTTCGCCGCCCACCCATTGTTTGGTAGCCGCAGCCGGACTCGAACCGGCACGGCCGTTACAGCCTACGGATTTTAAGTCCGTTATGTCTACCAATTCCATCATGCGGCCAAACAATCAAGTACGCATACTTTCTGCGAACTCAGCTGCTTTATTTTCGTCAATAAAAAACTTTTTAGTGACTACTGGTTTTCCATTTCGTGACCATTTACTATTAAATTCGGTCACTTTTACTTCAAAACCATAGATATGGTCGTGATGAACGATTGGGTTCACCTTTGAAATGGACTTATAATCTTTTGAATACTTTTTCATAGCTCCACCATGTCGTTATAAGTTTGATACTCTTTTTCTTTAAAGTTTTCAATTTCTTCCATAAGTAACATCATTCTGTTTTCAACAAAATAGTTGAATACTTTATTCATATTACCTTTTGGGGTTTTAGTGAACTTGTTAAGAATTTTAGCCTTGAGTTCTTCTGGAACTTTAGACAAATCTACAAGCGCCTCGTTTCTTTTCCAATACTTAATCATGTTTGCATCGCAAAAATCCTCTGGTTCTCTACTCATATCTAACCAACCACTAAGATTCTTTTTAGTGATAGGTCGTTGGCGGCGGTTTTCTACGAAAACCTCATCTTCTGAAAGAAAGTTTGGAATACCATCCGACTTGTCTCCACGAATAATATGTTCACGAAGATATTTTGTTGGATCGTTCTCCTTAAGAAACTTCTTGAGAATAGGACTATACTGAGAAACATTTGGATATTTCTGCAACTGTTTAAAATCCTTATCACTAGATACGATTAGAATCTTTTCGCATGGAGCATATTTTTCTACAATCACCGCAATGATGTCATCCGCCTCTGCACGTTCCTCTTCAATACACTTATAAGGAAAATGTTCACGCAATTCACGTTTGACTTCATGCATTGTGTTGAAGATTAACCCCCAATCAACACCAGAATCCTCTCGTTCTTTCTTTCTAGAAAACTTATAAAATGGAAAAATATCCTTTCTCCAATAGTTTTTGTTGTCACAACAAATAACTATATTACCATAATCTCCCGAAAACTTTTTCTTTATGTTTAGGATAGAATTCAGAATCATATGGCGTATAAGCCCATCGTCTATATCATCAGTATTTTTTCCAACTTGTGTCATTAGATTGGAAATAATAACCTGACTTAAATCTATTAAAATCATAGTTCTATAACCTGTTTTGTTTTAATTACTCTTAATAATACCAGTACACTCGTTCAATGTCAAGCAGTTTTTAAAACAAACCATTCGGGTATTGGTCTTTTACTCCACACCATCTTGAATCTTTCCTGTTTAGTCTGGTAGAATGCACGATATGATTCTACTACATCTGACATCATACATTCTGGATTAGACTTCATAGCAAGAGGTTGTTGTGTTTTGTAACCAACAGGAATATTTTTTGGGGGTGATGCAAGAATTTCTCTTAACCGCAAATCTGCACCATGTTTCCTTCCATATCTAAACTCATACTCATCACACAATGCACAAAAGTGTACATAGTGCCAATTGTAGTTGTTATTAGATTGCATAGTCCACATAGTAGAAGGATGTTTGTGATGTACCGCTTTATACAACACATTCTCCAAATTACTATCTGGATGCACCCAATAGTCAATCATTCTTTTACCAGACTTAGATGGGCGTTTTTCTACATAACCATCCAGTATACGATGTGCAGTTGACAACATCTGTGCAGATTCTGTAGGCATCTTTACAACATGTTTATCGCACTGCTCGATTGCAGAAACTATAGGGTCTCTATTGAGAACAAAAATATTCATGTGTCCCTCATTTGTTTTAATAACTACTAATATATAGTAGCGTCAAACAAATGTCAATAAGTTTTTTGAAATAAGTGAATTATATTGAAGTAGAATACTTGCATATGAAATAAGAATCCACTACATCTGATATAGGATTTCCTATTTTTTCTGATTTTTGTGAAAATTCTTCTATAAGGTTTCTTGATGTTTCATTGAAAAATGATTCATACATCAATTCTTTTTTTGCATTTCCTTTACCAGTTGCAAATTTTTTTATTTGAGTTGGTGCAACCAAAGTAAACTTAATGTCTGATTGCCACATTTTGTATTTTAGAAGTCCACAGTTTTCTGCAATATGGAAAACCTTTCCAGTAGAACCATAACTATAATCCTCAAGAAAGACTTCCTCAACTTCATGAGAAATTAGAATATCCATTGCCCAATCAGATATAAAATCATACCTTTCTTCAGGCGTGGAAAAGTTGGACAGATTTTCTTGTCCATCTAAATTTTTATAATTGTAATCTGAAAATTTTTTTGTGTTTGATAAGAAATATATCTTACAATTATCAAACTTTATTTTTTCAACCTCTCCCTCATATACACATACAGAAGGAGAGGTCAAACTATAATCAATTCCTGCTATTCTTCGAATTCTTCCCATTCATCTTCATCCATATAGTCATCCTCTTCTATATTTATATAGTCTTCTAGAGGTTCACCACAGACTGGACAAAAACGAATTTGTTCGGAATTATGGGTTTCTATTGTATATTCTCCAGCACACAAATTACAGCCTATTTTTTGCATTTATTATTCCTTTATGCTGCGTAGGCTTCTTCCCAAGTTCCTTTCAACCCTGCTACTTCATATTCAGTCACACGATTCTCAAAGAAATTAGTATGATCTGCACCATTAAGAATCCACTCTAACCAAGGTAGAGGATTTTCTTTTACTTTAAAATTGGTTTTAAGGCCCAACTGAAGAAGTCTTCTGTCTGTTATATATCTAATATAAGTTTTTACATCATCGGAACTGAGTCCATCTATATCACCAAGATTATAGGCAAGGTCAATAAATTTATCTTCAAGTTCTACTGACATTCGTGCCATTTCATAAATTTCTTTTTTAAAGGAATCATCAACAATTCTAGAGTGTTCGTTGCAGTATGTTCTGAAAAGTTTTGAAACACCCTCAACATGCATAGATTCATCACGAATACTCCATTCGACAACTTTACCCATACCCTTCATCTTACCATAACGTTGAAAATTCAACAACATTACAAATGAAGCAAATAGTGCAACACCTTCATTGAATACTGCCTTTGCAAGCGCCAAACCCAAACCTCTCACCGTAGATGGGTCAGAAGCCGTCATAAAATCAACCTTATCCGTCATTTCATCATATTCTAAGAATGCATGATATTCACTATCTGGAAGTCCAAGAGTATCATTGAGTAGAGCATATGCACGTTGGTGGATTCCTTCTCTCGTTGCAAATGAACCCAACATGTTGCGAACTTCGTTATTTTTAAATTTTGGAATAAACTGTTCAAAATAATTTTTACCAACCTCAACATCAGATTGTGTAAAAAGTCTTAAGATGTTTGTAATATAATCTTTTTCAACTTCTGTAACTCTACCAGTTTTCCAATCAGTCACATCTTCAGAAAGGTCAACTTCATCTTCAATCCAGTGAGCCTTTTCGTGTCTAGTAGTAATTTCTACTGCCCAAGGATAAAAAAATGGTTTGTATGCAATAGATGGTTTCATCAATCCACCAGATAATTTTTTCATTATCTTTTCTGCGTTATTCATCAAATCATCATAACCACCAAGACGTTTTCCATCCACAAAAATTTGTGGCATAGAATTTACAGGTTTTGCAGTATTTGCAATTGTTTCCTTTACACCATTTAATCTTTGATAAAATTGTAAACGTTGTTCTTCATCATCTAATACGATTTCTGAAAAACTGATACCGTGGTCATCAAACCAACTTTTTGCCTTTACACAAAAGGGACAACCTGATTTTGAATATAACTGAACTTCCATTTTTTTCCTCTTTATCCTTGACATGCAAGACATTCATCTTGCGAGTCCTCTGTTGTTTGTTGTGAAGCAAAGTCTTGCAAAGCTTCTCTTTCGATCTTTTGTGCAACATTTTCTGCACGATTTGATGTTTCGGTTCTCAAATAATAAAGTCCCTTACATCCCTGTCTCCATGCCTCATAATGAATTTTATGGAGATATGCCTTGGTTGCCCCTGCAGGGAAGAATACATTCAATGACTGTCCCTGACAAAGATATTTTTGTCTATCACCGGCTAGTTCAATTACTTTTAATTGATCTATCTCAATTGCAGTTTTAAATACATTTTTAATATGTTCATCTAAATTCAAATGTTGAATAGAACCACCATTTGTAATAATAGAAGACCAAATCTCTTCTGTATTCATACCAACCTTTTCAAGTTCTTCTTCCAAGTAAGAGTTTTTAATCAAATGAGATCCCGCTCTAGTCCTGTGCGTGTATGCATTTGCCTTAGATGGTTCAATCGAAGGTGATGTTCCTGCAATAATAGAACTGTTTGCGTTTGGGGCAATTGCAAGGAGATGAGAATTTCTCACACCATATCCTTTCATGTCTGGACACTCACCCTTTTCGATAGCAATTTCTTTAGTAGATTCTACCGCCTGTTCTTTAATTCTTTTGAACATCTCTTCATTTATAATTTTTGCATCATCTGATTCAAATGGAACTCTATGTCTATGTAAATATGAATGGAACCCCATTGCACCAAGTCCAAGAGATCTTTCTTGTTCTGCAGAATATTTTGCTCTACTAATTTCATCTGGTGCATGGTCAATAAAATATTGAAGAACATTGTCCAAAAATTTAATCAAGTCTTTTACTAAAGATGTGTCTTTCCACTCATCATATAATTCTAAATTTAGTGAAGAGAGACAACACACAGCAGTTCTGTCATCTGATGTTGGCAGATGAATTTCGTTGCAAAGATTTGAACCATGGATTTTTAAACCTTTATCTTGCATAGGAGATGGCAATGCACGATTTGCCGTATCGATAAAGTTTAAATAAGGCTCTCCTGTTCTGTATCTAACTTCTAACAATTGTTCCCAAAGTTTACGAGCCTGTGTTGTATCTCTTACTGATTTATCAGCGGGGTCAATAAGATCCCAATTTTCATCATTCCTCACTGCTCTCATAAAATTATCTGTAATGTTAACCGCATGATGAATATTAAAACATTTTCTATTCACATCCCCTGTTGGTACACGAATATTAAGAAACTCTATAATGTCTGGGTGATCGATATCAATATAAGCAGCGTAAGAACCCTTACGAGTGCGACCCTGACGATATGCAGTCATATCTGCATCAACAGTCCTAAGAAAAGGAATAGGGCCTGGCGCCTTATTAGATACCGACCTAACATGTGACCAGTGTCCTCCGACACCACCACCTTTAACTGACAACCATCTCAATTCAGATGAGTGGTCGATAAGTCCCTCTAGGGTATCTGGCACATATGCCAAGAAACACGAAATGGGCAACGCCTTGGCCTTCTCTCCATACTTTGGAGCGTTTGATAAAACTGGAGAAGAATACATGAACCATCCCTTAGACACTGCATCATAAATCGACTTAGCAAGTTTTTTGTCGCCATAACTATACGCAATTGCAGCTCTAGCAAACGCATCTTGTGGGGATTTTTCTTCTTCTGTGCAGTAGTAGTCTTTTAATAATTTTAGGGATTGTTCGGAAAAGTTGGCATCTCGTTCATAATCGATTTTTATTTTCATTGTTACCTCTTTATCCTAACATTTTTTCCACTGAGAATATCTTAATTTTGCTTCAAGATCATCAACGGTATTTTTACTTATAATGTCCATTAATTCTAAAGTGTCCATTCCAGACAGAATAATGTCATTAATATCTTTTTCTTTAATATTTTCTGGCCATATTACAACCTTGAAACCATCATTGATAATCTTTGACAGTTTATCCACAATCTGTTTGTTTCTTGGTTCGTTGTCAAGTATAAAGACTACATCAGAAAAGTCACTGAAGTATGATTTGTCTATATCACTTCCTGCCATGGCAAGAGAGTTGTCCACAAATAAAGAGTCTAATGGCCCCTCTACTATATAGACTGTTTTTTCTGGGTCAACACGTTCCAACCCATAAATTTTTGGCACTTCTTTGATTTTTATTGTGATATATCTCATCGAAGAATTTGGATTGAGACTTCTACCTTGTAAGGCAATCAACTCACATTTTTCATTAAAGAAGGGTATAACAATTCTTTTATCAAATTTCTGAAGATTATATCCTTCTTTACTAACTTTGTCAACAACAGATTTAAAATCATCTGTATAATATAACAATTCTTGATTTGGTAAATTTCTTTGATCGCAATATTTTTTCGCTGGATGTGATTGGTGCAGGTCAGAAACTTTCTCTCCACAATCAAAAGAACACTTGGATTTAAAGGTAGGAGTAAAGTCAAACTTGTAGTCTACATCTTTTTCAAAGTTACCTTTAGTTTTACCACTCTGTCCATCTTTCCATTTTTCAATTGCATACTCTTCATATAAGGATGGGTTTACCTCTTTCATAAATTGTGCAAGGCCCATACTTGCACCGCAATTGTGGCACATGTATCTGAAGTTATTTTTCTTTTCGTAGAGAAACCCCCTCATCTTATAAGTTTTCTTTTTAGAGTCACCACAAATAGGACACCTAAAGTTATACAGGGTGTCTCTTTTTTTGGTAAAACCTTCTAGTTGGGGGGAAAGCCTTTGGATAAAGGTTCGGTCAATATAAAGCATCAATCATTCCAAAATAAAAAAATAGTGTAGTTTCTGTATACTACACTAATATAGGGGATAAGTCAAGTAATTTTTAACCCATCATGTATAAATTTGCGGCGATAGAGGAGACTGCGGCGGCAAAAATAACCCAAAATGCCTTTTGGAATACTGCAGTTGTTCTAGAATTTTCTTCTACTTTGAGGGTTAAGGTGTCTAGTTTTTCTGAAAAACGATTTAGTCTTTCATATTGTGAAGCATATTTTTGTTCCATGCCAGCAAGTTTTTCTTCTGCTCTAGCAATAGAAATCATCGCTTCGGACAACTTATCAATTTTTTCTTCAATTCTATCTAGTCTGTTTTCAGTTACAGTTTCTTGTGGCATTTTTAAATCCTAAAAAATATTACTTTTATTTATTTATTTTTTTCATAATAATTTTTATATTCTATGATTATTACTCTCTGTTCTCCGATATACCTTTTCATATCGTTAACAACCAATGATAAATTCTTATAAGATTCTTCATCGACTGCGAACAGGGCAACACTTTTACCACCTTCTCTGAGTTTTTTCAACACATCTTCATAATTTTCTGGGGTAACAACCAAAAATTCAAAATCTACCCAATTTACAGGTTTTGGCATGGGAAGGTCCAAAGGAACCTTTTCTGTAAAAACCTGTTCTGTAACAATAACCTCTTTTGGCGTAAATACAGAACATCCCGCCAATAAGAAAATTGAAGACATTAGTATGTATTTATTCATTATTTACTTTCCACTATACTTTCTGAAGTCAATTCTTCTATCCCTGCCTTTAAACTATTTTCAATATCCTTATTGATAATTCGTTGGACAAGTCCAGGCTTATTTTCAGCAAGATAACCAAGGTCATGTTCTGATAATTTGTTTCTTAGGACATCAACTTCGCCGTTTAACTTTCTACTTTCTTCCGTTACTCTACTATTTACTTCTCTAACTTGTACAATTTCTTCATTCAATCTATTAATTTCTTGATCTTTGGAATTTACAGCTGTCTCTAACAATACATTATTTTTAGTTAGTCTGTCAACATCTTCTTGTAAATTTTTTACATATAAGTAACCACCACCAGCAACCGATAGTAGTAATAATAAAACAGCAATTTTTGCTCCACTAAAAATACCCATCATAAATCTCTGTGTAAAATTATCATTGTTCCGTGTTGTTGATCTTGTAAAACTACTCTTTTATGAGGATTTGATTTTATATATCTTCTGATATCAGCAGCATCATCTTTTTCGATGAAGTTCTCCCATCTACCATACTTCTTTTTACCTCTCATAAATTTGTTAAAAGAATCTGGTTTTACTTTGAATATTTTCATTCCTGCAAATTGATGTGGATCTTGAATAAACCCACCAACATTAGAAGAATCTCCTACTACATTTGCAATATCTTCGACAACAAATTCTTCTGCTATTTCTGGATATGTTTGTTTCATAATCTTTGCAAGAGTTCTTCCATCTACTCCAGAATATGTTTTTGCAATCTGATCAGAATAATAATTAATACTGTGTCTTAAACCTCTTCGCCCACTTTCTTTCTTTTTTCTCTGCAAAACTTTTAACAAAGTATCAAGTGCATGGTCATATACTTTCTTTTTACCAGTTTTTGATTTAACAGAATTTATCACATCATTATACCACATTTCATTTAAAGGTTCAACCTCTTTGTTATGGTATTCTTCTTCTAAAATATTAATATAGTCTAACAATGCAACTTCTAACAACTGCAAATCTTCTTGTTTTAAATTCTCTTTGTTTTCTTTAAGAAGTGCCATTGCGGCGGCATAAGTCGCAATTCTAGATCTACCGCCTGGAAACTTTTCTAAAATTCTTTTGAGATTAAAAATAATCTTATGGAAAACAGTAAATGATTTTTTTTCTGCATCTGTTTTCAGTTGATTGGATTTTTTCAATTTGTTTCCCTTATCATCAATAACACCATTCTTAAACGCCTCAGTTTCATTCCAAGGCGTTGTTAGAAGTTTAATAAATTGATATGCAAGGTAGGCATTAAATACTGATGCCATTATATCTCTCCTAGAATTTGTGTTATGTGACTGTCTCTTTCAATCATACTACTATCAATAATTTTACCATTAATTCCTTCAATTTTATTTGGCAATCTGTTTAGAAACTCCAAAAAAGTTGCAAGAATATAATGTTGGTCTTCATCAATTTTCAAAAACAAAACTCTATTACAAGGCAATGTATTTAATACATTTAGTAATACTACTAAGTGATTTATTATCAACCGTTCCTTCAAAATACCTTTAGTATGATACTTATGAAAAAGTCTCTTGACATATTTTATTCTTTTCATGTCATCAAGAAACTCTTCCATACTATGGCATTGAGGATTATCATAATGTTTCATTTGATAGTTGGCTACATTTGTCTCCGTCAAATTTTCAAATTTTTCCATGTTATATTTCTTTTATTATTATGGTAAAACCTCTGTTAATTCAGCGATCAAATCTTCTTTCTTTTTTCTTCTGTCCAATTCAATCCCATGTTCTCTACCAAGAGATTCTAATTCAAGTTTAGTTAAATCTGTCAATTCGGCAGGCCTATCAGATTCCTCTGAATCGGATTCTTCAGAACCAGATTCTGGTGTTTCAACAACCTCTACCTTTTTCTTCGCAGCAGATTTTTTCTTTGGTGGAGCAAGATCATCAATCTTATCTTTTAATCCATTAATTTTTTTGTATACTTCACCAGTTTTTTCGTTTTCCCATCCACGATTGGTTGCTACTGCGTTTTTCATCCACTTCGCTGGGGATGCCCATTTAGGTAATGACATTTAATTTCTCCTCTATTTTACATAACTTGCAATTTTTCTGGCTCTGGATTTATTACCATACTTTTCCATTGCCATTTGTTCTACTTCTTTTTTAATTTGTTTCGTATTATATTTAGGGTTAATTTCTCTAACGATTTCTTCCATTTCCTTTGCATCTTTTTTATCTGCATTTTCAATGATTGTATTAATTTCGTTAATTTCTTCCCTCTTCATAATTTTATATGCAAGATCAACTAACTTAGGTAATGGAAGTTTTTCCATTTTAGACTTATTAGAATCATTAACCTTGTCATATATTTGAACAACTGCAGATGCAGTAAACAAATCCACCATAGTTCCTTTGATTTTCTTTGCCTGTTTATTATCAACGATATCTCTCATATCGTCAATAATAGACTCTGTAAGTTGGGAGTCTTCCATACAATGTTGTGCCATCAGAGGGCGGCCGATCATTTGTTTTTTACGAGATTTCGCAATTTTCAAGGTCTTTTTGTCTTTGATTCTCATTGGAGGGCGTTCTGCACTTGCAATAGATGACTTTGCACCCTTCTCATCTGACGCCGTTGCAACAACTTTGTTATCATCAGCGGTATCATATACAATAAATGGTTCCTTTAACTCTACGAAAAGTTCTGCCTCTTCTTTCAGTCCAAGTTTCTTTGCAAGGTCTGCAGCATCTTTACCCATTCCGTAAGAGTTGTCTTTAATTCTCTGTTTAAACCACTTTTTAATTACTGGACGAGCATCACCCTTTGGATTTCTCTTACCAGCAGCATAAAGGTCGTCAAACAATTCATCGTCACCCAGCAGACTATAAAGTGCATCTGTTGCGTCATCTCCCTCTTTTCCAAGAGTAATTGGTTTAGACATCAATTTCTTCAATGCAGTCACTTCGGATGACTTATCAGCAAATGCCCAAGTACCTTCTTGCAAATCTTCATTTGTTAATTGAATTGCTTTATAAACTGCAGGGTCATCAGAAAGTCCTTTTGCAATCTTTTCGATTGTTCTGACAATCTGTGTCATATTCCCACCCTTCCAACGAGGGTCGTTTAGAACACCAAACGCCATCTTGTATTGTTTTTTGGAATATTTTTTCTCATTAAGATTTTCTAAGTCTTCAAATATCTTGGACGCTTGACGAAGGTCAATAGTATTAATCGTACCCATATCATCTAGAGTTCTAAATCTAATACCTCTTCTATCTAATTGCAATTCAACATCATATACTTTTCCGTCCTTTCCACGAATAGAACGTATAATTCCATTTTTAAGTTTTGGATTGCCGCCTCTAATCTTAGGAGCAGCCTCTTGTAATTCTTCTTTAACAAATTTTGTTAGTGACACACCCATATCTCCCCATGCTAGTGAAGCATCTCCACCTTTTCTACTGTATAAGAAAAATTTAGTTCTGTTGCGAGGATCGGTAGCAGAACCAAGAGAAACTTTTTCTACGTCATACTTTGCACTCTTCGACTTACCCTTTACAACTAAAGTTTCCTTATGTCCTTTTTTCATCGATGAATCAAAATGTACAGTTACTTTATCACCCTTCTTCAGTTTTTCAAAATCTTTACGAGCAACCAACATCTCACTTAAAACTTCTTCTTGATATAAATCCCACTCTTCGTGAGACATTGTTCCAACTTCTTCTTTATACATATTGAGTTCATATCTTTTATTGTCCAAGTTTGCAACTTGAATTTGGACACCTCTAGATTTACCTCTCTTATCAGTACCCATTAAACGATATGAATTTGTTTTTCCATTGGATGGTTTTCTAGGGCCCATAGCAACTTTATCATCAATTTCTTCTGGGTCAATTTCGATTCCAAACTTTTTCTTAGCAAAATCATATGCATGTTTCATTGCACTAGAAAAATCTTTATGATATAGTTCATATCCAGTTGACGATTTGGCTTCTTCCAACTCTTCTCCAATAAGTCTTTTTGCATACGCATCAAACGACTTTTGGTCTTCTACAGAGTCTTTTCCTTTACCTTTACCTTGGAAAAGTTCTCTCCATGCCTTTCCGTTCTTATATTTTTTGAAGTATGCTTGCAGTTTAGCAGCAGTTTCCCTGTCAATATTTACAATTTCTTTATCATCATAGGATAAACTTCCAATTGCAGCTTTGCCGGCTTTAACTTCCCAACGTTCTTCTAAAATTTTATTAAAAATTTCTTCAGTGGTAATATCTTCTTTTTTATATCCAAGTTTCTTCAATTTCTCTTTAAATGCAGATTGTCTACCATCGAATTGTTTTTCGTTAGAAAGGTCTTTTTTACCTTGGTCTTTATACATTAATTTCTGGAGTTTTTCTTTAAAGGCCTTTGTTCTACCATCTAACTTATACTCTTCTTTTTCTACTTCGTGATATCCTTTATCATCGCAATGATCACATCCTTTACCTTCGCATTCTGGACATTCGACCTTTTCCAGTTCTTCTTTTTTGATTTCGATAGAATCTTTTGCTGCGTTTTCTAAATGTCCTTTATCATTACACATATCACATCCTTTACCTTCGCACTTAACGCAAGGCATCTTTCCTTCTTTTACCGCTTTCGCAACTTTGTCGGAAATTGTGACAGGATACTCTTTATCACCGAATTTAAATTTTTTCTTGCCCGCCGATTTCGCAGCACTAGCGGCCCCAATAAAGTCAGCGACATCTTCTTCCCTTACCTTTTTTGCGACATCCTTACTGATAGTAACAGGATACTCTTTATCACCAAGTTTAAATTTTTTCTTACCAGCGGCTTGCGCTGCAGACGCAGCACCAATAAATGCGGCAATGTCTTCAATTGTCATATTCTTTTTAAACATGAAAAATCTCCGTTTTCTTATTATTTATCTATTTTTTAACCTTGGCCCACAAATCCGCATCACCAGTGGTTCTTGTTTTGCCACCTGTGATAAAAGAATTTACTCTCGCAAATGCCCATTGTTGTGGAGTAGTTCCTGGCCTGTGGCCACCTTTCCAGGCTGCCATACCTCTATCATATACCTTTTTTAGAATTTCATATGAAATACCAGACTTATCTGCCTTCTTAACTAGTCCAGCAATCTTAGCTTCGTCTAGTGTCTCTGCACTATCTTCGCCGAACATTTGTTTATATTTCTTAGTATATTGCGAAGGTTTCGTTTCTGCATCCGCATCTCCAGGCGCTGGTTTATAAGAAGAGTCTTTTCCATCTGGTTTAGACGCCTGTTTTTTAAAGTGAGCAGCTCTTTTGTCTTTTGTTGATTTTGACATCTCATCACCATCAGCATCTTTTGCATAATACTTTTTTGGTTGAGATCCATCTTTGTCTTTGATATCTGGGTCTTGAGTTGTCTTTCTTTCGTAAATAAATTGTGAAAAACTTTTTATCTCTGCATCTTCGTTAACTGCCTTCATCACATCTTGCCAACTCATTTTATATGCTAGTTTGTCTCCAATCTTTCTCGCAAGCTTGCGGCGAGCCGCAATCTTATCTTTTAAAGTTGGTTCAATAACATCTTTTTTCTTTTTAACTTTTACTGTTTTGGAAGACCCTCTTGGTCTGTGTAACCATGCAATCTCTTCTAAATCTTCTGTAGAATAACCAAGTTTCTTTTTCAGAATGTTCATTGCAGTTGCCATCTTAACTTGCATCCACTCATCGCCGTATCTTTTCTTAAAATCATCATCTGGCAAATCTTTTGCAATCTTTTCTAAATCCTTTTCTCTTTCTGGATTCATCTTAAAATCTTCTGGAACACAATTAGGAACATCTTTACCACTCTTCTTTTTCATTCCTACTTGTTTGTAGCCAGGCCAACAATCTTCTATTTTATTACCGTCTTTGTCATATTTACCAGACTTCTTTTTAGCGATTGCAATTGCAGCCTGTTGGGCTCGAGATACACCTTCATCTTTTCCAGTAATCCTGTCACGGAAATCTTTTTTAACTTCACCATCAGTAACTTTCTCAACATCTTTAATAATCTTTGGATTTTTTAACATTTTGCGTAGGTTATTTTTAACTTCCCCAGCACTACTTGCATCTACATAAAAAGTGGGCAATCCTTCAATATCTACTTGATAATTCGCTTCTTCAAGACTTTCATATTTCAATTCTTTACTTGATGTAGAAAAATTCTTTTTACGCATGATTGTTTTATGGACAACCTCAAAATCACCATTCTTATAATTGATAACTACAGGTAAATTTAAATTAGTTGACATGTCTTTGAGAACTGCTTCAATGTCGGGGTTTGCCTTAATCTGAGAACCCTTTTTCTTTTGAATTTTTTTGAAAAACTTTTGAAGTTCTGCTACTTTAATTTCTGGGTCATTTCTAGTATCATTCATTCTATCAACAAAGTGTCTTGTAAATGTAACATCAATATCATACTTTGCAAGCATTCTATCTGCAAACTTTTCTAAATCATCAATTTGTTTTTGAGATACTTCTTCATTATTGTATATTCTTTTATATACTGTTGCATAATCATCATCAATACCAATTTTAAAATCCAACTCTTTATAAACAGATTCTATTAACATTTCGTCTTCAATATCTTCTACAATCTCTACAAATTCTGTGTCAATAAAACGTGAAAAGTCTGAATTGGTTGCCTCAAGAAACTCTGACAATTCTTCACTTATATTCATTGACTTTCTAAGAGTATTAAATAATTTTTTTCCGTTAGACTTTTCAAATGCAGATGGTAAACCATTTTTAAAACTATCATAGTCATTTGCAGCAGCTGCAGCTCTCATCTTAGATGCAGACATTCCAGTAACACCTTCAGCATCTGGATCTCTTTCTCCTGCAGAGACTACTTCGATACCACCTTTAAAATCATAGAAACCATGACTTCCTTTTTTACCATTGTATTTGTTAAGTGTAGTTTTAAATTCTGTAACTCTATCTCCACCGACAACCATAATACATCTCTTATAACCCATATCATATAGCATAGGCGCAATCATAAATGCAGTTTTTGCATTTCTATTGGAGATGATATTACGAGAATATTTTGGAAACATCTTTTTCATAAAACTAACTTTAGTTTTATGATCTAAAGGATCCTTTTTGTCATTTTGCGAATGACTAGGGAATACCATAAAATCGGCGCCTTCTTTTTTGGCAACCGATGCAAGTTTTTCTATAAGTTTTTCGTGTCCTGTGGTCGGAGGATTAAACCTACCAAATGTAAAAACTACTGTATCTTTCATGACCCTGCTCTTGTAATTTTAGTGATTCTTTCAATCTGTTGATTGATAATAGCCTCTCTATTGGGCCAGTAAATATACTCTTTTTCTTTATTCTTCATTAAATTATTTAGAAGTGGCAAAATCAAATTCTCCACCTCTTGTAATTTATTTGATACAATAACCTTTTCATTTTCATAATAATCTTTTACTGTAGAAACTTCATCCAGCATACTACCAAGACGGTCTGCAAGATTGTCCATTTTGTATTCTAAAAGTTTTACGCTCTCGCCTGTAGTCTCCAACTGAGAAGTCATCTCATCAGTCTGTGTAGATGTACCAGATAATCCTTTAAGATCTTCTTCATCTACTGCTGTAAAACCAAAATCTATATCGTCTTGTGTCATGTGTCAAACCTATGAATTTTTATTTCTAATTTTCCACAGTCATATCCTTTTATGACTCTATGAAAAACTCCTTTGTTTATTTTTAACATCATTCCTTCCAAGAGAGGGAAAGGAAATTCGTCATCATATTGAAAATGCCAATCATCAGATTTTAATATTTCAACCAATCTAGTTTCATTGTCTCTGTGCCACACTAAATCATTTACATCAGCATCACCAGAAAATATTCTCTTTACTGTTCTTTCATCAATTACTTCTTCAATATATGGAACCATCATAAATCACCTATTACCAAAAAAAGTTACCACCGCCACTTAATCCAAGTTGTTTTGCGTACTTTGGAAGTCTACATGCCCAATAGCCTGGTTTTGTCTTATCGTTCTTCTGATCGCAATTATGTCTTGCAACAAAACTCTTTCTTGCCTCTGGGTCATTAATTTTTGCAGTCAATCCTGTTGTATCTCCAAAAGAAACCTTAATTACATTTCCTTTATCATTTTTAACATATACATAATACTTTTTCTTTCCACCTCTCTTTGGAGAATTCAATTCTACATCTTCTTCTTCCATCAAAGGACAGTCCAAAGGAACATATTCTTGTTCCTCAAACATCGCCCACTCACCAATATCTGTTTGTAACATTTCTATGTCGTAAAGGTCAAACTCGACTTTACCCTCTTCGAATAATCTTCTTGCAACTCTAAAGGTCTCATAAAAATTATTTGAACCTAGACGAAAGACATTATCAATTAGTGGTATTTCATTCTGTCTATGATACAACACCATTTCTTCTATATTTTGAAACTGTTTATAAGTTTTCATCTCAATAACTTCTCCAATTCTCTCATAGTCTTCGCTGGATTGACATGACGAATACCAATACCACCTTTCGCTTCCCATTCTTTTATATTCTTAGGATAATCATCAATTAGAATATTTGGTTTATCATTTGTTGTAGCAAATTTCTGTTTATCTGCTCGTTGGACTAAATGTATTTTTCCATTCAATCTCAAATTTTTTGAAATCCAAGATCTTTTTCCTTTTTGTGAGTTTGAATCTCTTTTTGAATATGCAGATAAAATATTTGCATTATATTTGTTTAACATTCTCCACATTTTTTCTGCACCAGGCATCCATGGAAGGGTATGCCAAAAATCTTTTTTGGATTTAATATCTTCCCATCTTTCTTCTTTATCAGTTGATGCAAAGTCTTTATTAAATGTATCTGTATATCCGCCTGTAAAATTACAAAGGACTTCATCCATATCGCAGTAAATTTCTGGCATTTCTTTTTCAAGAATATATTGATTGAATGTTTTCATTTCATCAAACCTTTTATTATTTTTAATGCCTTTTTACCATCTGGGTGATTCGGGTTAATACTGACTTCATCTCCGTTAACA